CCGCCGCCCCGGCCACCGTGGCGGCCAGCACGAGCGTCGGTGGCCCCACGCTGACCACGGGCAGCACCGCCACCCCCGCAACGGTCGCCGTCGCCGTGACGGTCGACGCCCCGGTGGTCAGCCTGTCGGTGCTCATCGTCCCGGCCACGGTGGCGCTCATCGCGGCGGTCGGCGCGGCCACGGTGTCCACCACCGGATCCGCGACGGTCACCGCGGGTACGGTCACGGTGACCGTGTCGGTGCCTGCCCCGGTGGTCAGCGCGCTCACGGTCACGCCCGAGCCGAACATCATCCACGTCACCCCGGCGCCGTTCGTGCATGTGCGGGCCGGGCCGGTCGTGCATGTCAGACGCTCGTAATACGCGGATCACATCGTCGTGATTCGCACACCAGTTCGGTACGATCAGCGGGAAACGGAGGCAGCCACCATGACCAGCGACGACAAACCGAACCTCGCCCACCCACTGCAGGATGCCGAGCCCGCCGAAGAGGTCGTGCCGGACTACTCGCGCCTGGGGTTCCGGGACCTGCAGCAGCTCGTGAAGGCCCGCGGCATGACCGCGGACGGCCGCCACGCGGAGCTGATCGAGAAGCTGAAGGCGTGGGATGCCGAGCGGGGCCGCGAACCGGACCTCACCATCCCCGCGGACGACGGCGACGAGGTCGACCTGCTTGCCGACGACGACACCGACACCACCGCCCACACCCCCGAACCTGCCGACAGTCCGGACCATGCGCAGGCCGCACCCGAAACGCAGTCCACGCCCGAGACTCCGTCCGGCGGCGGGGAGGCTGCCTCCGCCTCGCCGCCGGACGGCACGGTCACGATCACCCACCCGCTGGGCACCGGCACGCTGACCGCGGCCAGCCCTGCAACGGTGATCATCTCCGCTCCCGGCCAGCTGGAGGGGTTGCCGCCCGCGCTGATCCGGGGACGGCCGAACATGGCGGCCAAGAACGGCGTCGTGCGGGTCGGTGAAGGCCACGGCGCGGCCGAGGTGCGCGCGTTCCGGCAGGAATGGCCGCTGGGCCCGCGGGACATCACCGACACCGACCACGCCCGGTTCCTGGCGGACACGCACGCGGCGGCCTGGGCCGCGGGCCACGAGACGAAGGGCGGCGTGACGATCGGCGAGCGGATCGGCTACAGCACCGACGCCCACGGCGCCCGGACCGTCATCTACCAGGTGCCGATGCGCCGGAAGCGCTGAGGGGAGGGGTCATGGCCTGGGCGACGATGGACGAGGTCACCGAGTGGACCGGCAAGGAGTGCACGCAGGAAGCGCTCGCCGTGGCGCAGGTGTTCGTCGAGATCTTCTCCGGCACGACCACCCTGGCCTCCGATGAGGATCTGATCTCCAGCAAGAACCTGCGCAAGCTGAGCCAGGCCGTGGCGTTCCAGGCGGTCTGGCTCGACGCGCACCCGGACGTCCTCGCGGCCATGGACGTGCAGGGCGTGTCCCAGGACGGCCTCAACGCCCAGTACGCCAGCGCGAACGCGCACCTGCTCGCGCCGATGGCGCAGCGGTGCATCTCCCGCCTGTCATGGCAGCGGGAGATCCGGGCGTCGAAGGGCCGCTGGTCGCGCCGGGCCGCCATCGACCGCGGCAACCGCGACTCCGCTGTGGCCGACGATCGGTACGAGTGGACGCCGCTGCCGTTCGGGTCGACGCCGTGAGCCCCCGGACCACCCCCGGGCCGGGCCCGAAGCCGGACACCACCCCGGCCAGCTCGCAGCAGGTCACCGCGCTCATGGCCGCAATCACCCTGCCGGACGGGACGCACCTGTACCTGTCCACGGCGTGCATGCACGGCAGGCACCGCGCGTGCGGCATCCGCCAGTTCGCCCGGGGCGACCTGACCCCGCCGCACTGCAAGCACTGCGCCTCGGTCTGCGTCTGCCCCGAATGTGACCACCCGGCGCAGCCGGACGACCCGACGAGCCCGCTCGGGATGCTGCTGACCACCCGGGGGCAGCGGGAGCCCGAACGGGCGGTGATCTCGTGAGCTTCACCGCGAACGGCACGTTCAGCGTCAAGCGGGGCACCTACACCGACGACTACGGCGACGAGACCGACTCGGACGAGACCGTCTCCACCGGCAACCTCGGGTCGCTGCTGGAGCGTCCGGTGACCGGCGGCCGCCCCGCCAGCGGCCGGGCGGACACGCCCCGCACGTACGCGCTGCGCATGTGGAAGACCGTCGATCTCCGGCAGGGTGACCGGATCGTCTGGGAGCGGACCGGGGACACGTACGTCGTGACCACCCTCGCCCCGAGCACCAACAACGTGGGGTTGGGCTCTACGCGCGCTGACCTGCAGCGTGTAACCTGATCACAGGATTTTCGGACATATGTTCGAAAAGTGACACACGATGTGTCACCCCCCGGGCCGACCGGCGGGCCTGCTGGCGCCGCGACCCGCCGAGGGGGTGGTGAGGATGGCCCGCGTCCGCCCCACGCGGAACTGGGAGTCATGGTTCCTCGCCCACGTCGGCGCGCAGGTCAAGGCCATCACCGAGGCTGTTGCCGACGATGCGCGGGCAGGCTGCCCCGTCGACTCCGGTGACCTGGTGAGCACCATCGGCACCCGCTACCCGGGCAGGCTGCACGGCGTCGTGAAGGTCGGTGGCCAGGGGCCCCTCGCCGAGGACGTCGATTACTGGCCGTCCGTCGAGTACGGATCTGCGCCGCACTGGATCGAAAGCCGCGGGAAGTGGTCGCTGCGCTCCGATGAGGGCGTCTACTTCGGCCGCCGCGTCTGGCACCCCGGCACCCAGGAGCAGCCGTTCATGCGGCCAGCGCTGTACCGGCGGCGGAAGCTGTCCCGCGCCCGCGTCGGCGCCATCACCGCGGGCCTGCGATGACGACCGCCATCCCCATGCGGGCCACGGCCGAGTTGGTCGCCGCTGCATATCTGCGCACCCTCGTCACCGCCTACGACACGGCCGTGGGCGCCGTGCTGCAGGCCCCCGACCCGGACACGCACAAGGTCACCTGGGGCAACGTCGGGTTCATCCAGACGTCCAGCGTCGGCGGCGCGATCAACCCGGATGTGCCGATGCGCCGGTCCGTGGTCAGCCTCGACGTGTGGGCCGCCAACCCGACCCCGTCGAAACGGCCGCCGTGGAACCGTGCATTCAGCCTCGCTGAGCTGATCGTGGCCGCAACCTTCGACACCCCCGACCACGTCACGCAGGCCGTGGTCAGCCTGCCGACCGGCTACCCCGATGCCCGGGTCACCGAGTTCACGGCGCTGACCGAGCCCGCCCGCCGACCGTCCGACCCGGCCGACTACGCCCGGGTGGGTTTCGACGTCGCGATCAGCTGGCACGGCCTCGGCACCACCTGGACGATCACGCCGTAGACCGGCGTCAATGCACCACCCACAGAGGGGATAGACGATCATGGCGAATGGCGCGGCGTTCCAGGTCTTGCAAGGGGCCGCAAAGCTCTACTACAGCACGTTTTCGGCGACCGCGGCCAACGAGCCCGGCCTGGCGGCGATCAACTCCGCGCCGCAGGCCAGCGCGTGGACGTACGCCGGGTTCACCTCGGACGGCACCACGGTCACGATCAACCAGACGTTCTCGGAGATGCGTGTCGACCAGCTGCCCGACCGGGTCGGCACGAAGATGACCGAACGGGAGCTGCAGGTCCAGTCGAACCTCGCCGAGGCGACCCTGGCGAACCTGTCGCTCGGCTTCAACGGCGGCACCATCACCACCGCGTCCGGCTACTCGTACTACGAGCCGATCTACGACGAGACGTCGCTGCAGCCGACGTACATCGCGATCCTGCTCGACGGCTACGCGCCGTCCAGCTCGGCCGGGGTGAGCAAGCGGCGCCGGTTCCTCATCCGCAAGGCGCTGTCCACGGAGAACGTGGAGACCGCGTACAAGAAGGACGAGCTGACGCTGGTGCCGGTGACGTTCACGAGCCACTTCGTCAGCGACACGGTCGCGCCCTTCAGAATTGTGGACGAAGTCTAAGATCATCTATATCTGCAGGCCTGAACCATTGAGCAACGTCGGCATCTGAGCACCACCAAAGGGAGGCACCCCATGCCCGTCAGCAAGGCAGCACCGGCCCGCCGGGCCACGAAGACCGCGACCAAGGCCGCGCCACGCCGGGCGGCCCCGCGGGTCATCGACAGCACCGCGCACGTCGTGCACGACGAGGCGAACCTGCCGCCGGAGCTGCGCGAGATGTACGGCCCGCCGAAGCTCAGCCGCGCCCGCGGTGCCGGAACCACCGGCCCCGACGACGGCGGGGAGCTGGACTTCGACACGTCGCAGCCGCCCGTCGAGCAGCCGATGGAGAAGCTGTTCTCCATCGACGGAACGGAATACTTCATTCCGGTGGAGTTTCCCGTCGGCTACTCGATCGTCTACCTCGACGCGCTCGACGAGGGGCGGGACATCGCCGTCGGGCGGGCACTGAAGCTCGCCGTCGGCCCCGCCTGGGAGCAGCTGCGCACCCTGGCGCGGGAACGGCCCGACCTGATCAAGCCGTACCACCTGCAGCGGATCATGGACATCGTCCTCAACAAGATCATGGGCACGCTGGAGGAGGCGGGGGAGGGAAACTGACCACGCGCGCCCGGCAGATCGGCTGGTGCCTCGACCACCTCGACGACATCGAGTCCGACCTGTCGGCCGTCCACCGCATCGACGACATGTGGGCGATGGACGGGCCCCGGTTCCACCGGTTCGCGCGGCGCCTCCCGGCCTACCAGGGGGCGATGCGGGCGGTGGCGGAACGGATGGCGCGCGAAGAACAGCGGCTCCAGGAACTGCGGGGCCTCGGCGACAAGGAGATCGTCCCGGTTCCGGCCGGGGGGACGGGCACCGTACCGGCGGGGCTCATCGACTTCGGCTAGTGCAGCACAGGCGTAGTGCAGGCGAAAGGAGGGCGGCATGGCGCGGGGCTTCGAGATCGCTGAGGGCTACCTCGACATCAACGCCGACGTCAGCGACGCCCTCAAAGACGTGCGCCGCTTCTTCGCCCAGGTCGACGGCGAGCTGGACGCCGGGGAGAAGGCGTTCAAGAAGTCCGGCGAGCAGTCCGGCAAGGCGTACGCCGCCGAGATCGAACGCGCCGCCAAGATCGACAAGGTGTTCAAGGATCTCACCGCGTTCGCCCTCGACGCGGCCCGCAGCGAAAGCGACCGGCGCGGCGGCCTGCCCGGCGCGCTCATGGGCGGCGGCGGTCG